CGGCCTGTGGGAGTCCACAGGCCGCGAAGCAGACTGAGCCGATCCAACCGAGGATGACGCCCGTCATCGTAACGGCTTGCAGTACGGGTTGAGAATTCGCAACGAGGTCGGTGGCCGGTAGTAAGGATTCCGGAACCGGGTCGGGTAGGCTTCACGAGTCACGTTGAGACCCAATCGGGTCCCAACGTGATTGACTCGGTAGCCTGTGCCGTCGATCCACTGGGGCCCCTCACTGTAGACCACCGCTTGACGTTGGCCCTCGTTAAACCGGACAGCCCACTGGAAGAACTCGGTGTCAGACATCTCGTAGCATGCCACCGGGTATTGGATGGGCAAGAGTGAAGGGTCGATGATCTCGACTTCGCCGGCCGAGGCCAGCGAGAAGGCGAACAGACACAGACAGATAGCGAGCAGATACTTCATTCTTGATCCTCTGAATCGTGAGAATTGATAGTGAAATGGGTGATGACCATGATGATCAAAAGACCCAAACAGACCCCGATGATGGAACCACAATATAGCCAAATCATGTGGGTCATTCTTGCCCCTCTTTGAGGGAGTCGAGGAAGGCATTGGCGGCCCGAGATTTGGGCTTGGCCTCTCCCTCTGGTTCCTCAGGCACGTCGTCGGCAACAACACTATTGGCCGCCTTGCCCCTCGAAGAGAACCTCGAAGAGAACAGCCCACCCTTGTTGAACAGTCGTTCGGTGGCGGTTTCTTTCGCCATGGTTACTCCAATTCGATCTTGTAGCGTTGAGGACCACGGGACTCGCGAAGCTCGTCCTTCAGCTTCAAGTCCATCCGCCAACTGATTCCGTACTTGGGATTGACACCATGGAGCCACTGGAACGGTTCCGTGTAGCCCGCAAGGCTATTGAAGGCGAAGGCGTCGGTGGCCAGCCAGGGACCGTTCATAATCGTCTCAGTGTCCTGTGCGCCAACCATTCCCTTCTGGTGGAAGTGGCCGACACAGTAGTAGCGAACCCGAGGCCCGGACTGAAGCGGGGCGAGGGCTTGCAGGCGTGACTGTCGCCTCTGGAGGCCATACCAGGGAATCCCCATCTGGGATCGAATGTCATCCCCGTGGGCGATGTTGAAGCCAACACCATTGATATCGAGATTGACCGAGAAGCTGTTGGGGATCAGGAAGCTCACGTTGGGGATGTCCTGGCAGTACAGGCGGGCCATCTCGGCCAGCATGTAATCCCAATTGTCATGGGCGCCATGGTAGTCCTTCTTCTTGGAACGACGACCGTGGTTACCGGGGACATAGACGACATTGACCTGCTCGAAGTGGGGAGCCAGATCGCGGTACATCAAAGCGTGGAGCTTTCCGATCGCAATGCAGTTCCGCATCATGTGGCGGAAGTAGCTCCGGGTAGCCGCACCATGAATCTCCCCGCTGGTGTGGTCACCATACGCCAAAACATTGAGCACCGGGAACCGGAAGCGATCCGACAGTGTCTCTTGCGTCCACTGAATCGTGCTGTCAACAAGACGCTCCGCGCGGCAGCATGAGATGGGGAAGTCGTAAGTCTCCAGGCCGCCGCACTCCTCTGGCGAGACAACCTGATCGTGGTGACCATCACTCAGGTGAAGTACCGCATGCTCTTGAATACGCTTCTTCGCCGCCCAGGCTTTGCGTGCCGGCGGCAACGATTTGACGGGGACGATCTTGTCGGTCAACTCACCGGCCATCGCCTTGAACAGGCCCTCGGTCTTGGCGTTGCTCTTAGCACGTTGACGTTCACGGTTCCGCTCTTCCGTGAGGTGGATAACTTCGGCTTCCAATTCCTGAATCTTCTTGTCGGTGGGATCGTAATCCTCAATCGGTTTGTGTTGACCGCCGGCCTTCTTGGGTGCCGGCTGCCCACCTTCCGGCCACGGAATGGCCTTGTAGATTCGCCCCGTGGCGATGTCCGATACGAGGGAACGGCTCACCCCGTACTTCTTGGCGATCTGCGTCTGCTTCACACCAGCAACAATAGCGGCCTTTAGCCTCTTTGCCTCTTTCTCAGAGAGACTCGGTGGTCGTGACATGATGTATCCTCAGATGATGGTAGCTCGTAGTTGGCCTACAGGCTGCCTGGTTGCTGTTTGAAGAGAGACAGAGAGACTAGGCTGCCATGTAAGGCAGGAACTCGTAGTCGTCCGGGGATGGAATATCGATGATGATCACATCCCCTTCAGGATTGCCAGCGGGTGGTTCAACCGGTTCCGGCGCGGGCGTCGGCTTGGGCTCAACAGGCTCGACCGGCTGGGTAGGCTCGACAGGGTACTCAGGCAGATTGGGCAAGAGCTTCTCCAGAAGGTCACCAAGGATGGCTTCGATCTGCTCCTCCAGACTCGGCTCGGGCTCCGGTTCCGGTGAGGGCGGTAGCGTGCCCCAGCCCCCGTCTGAAGGGCAGTAACGATCACGGACTTGGCGAAGGAATCGATCACCCGGCCATGCAACAGGTGTCCCTGGCATATCCACCATTCGATCAAACGCCCAAAGGCAGTCGTGCTCTTTCGCCCACTTATAGATGTGCCGGGTCGGTTCAATGATCGTCAATCGTGGGGAACTTCCCATCACCAGCAAACCTACAATACCCCCGGTCTCTTCATCAACAACAGGCCCGCCTGAACAGCCAGGGTATGCAGTGATATCGACCTGGTCGATCCGGCGGGGCTCCAGAAGCGGGCGACCCTCGACTAGGCGATCTACGTAAGCAAAGCGGCCGTAAGCAATCAGACGTTCGTTCCAATCCTTGTCCAGAGGTGTACCGCAGTGGATCACCTTCTGGCCGACCTTGACATCGTTGAAGCCTCGGTAGAATTCGGCATCACCCTTGAAGTCGCCCTCAGTCACCCGGAGAAGGGCAACATCGACGCCGGCTTCATAGTCACCCACGCGGAGCACTTCGGCTGCACCTAGTCTGCCACCTTGGACGACCGGGATGGGATCGTAGGTCCCATCGGAATTCATCCAAATGTCAGCGACGTGACCCGCCGTCCAGATGAAGGTCTCCCTGTCACGGGAGAACAGGACACCGGAGCCGTGGCCGTAACCATCAGTTAGCACAACGGTATTCGCTTGTAGGCGTTTGGCAGGTTCCGCAAAGCACGGGCTCACTACCAAGAGCAGCAGTGAAAGGATAGTAATCATTCTCAGCATCATCGTTGAGACCTCACAGTTCGTTGTTGATAACCACTTCAATGTCAGAGTTGTATTCCGGATCGAGGAGAACGTCCATCGCTTCGTGGAGCATGTACATGACCACTTCAGCGTCCCGTTGCACCAAGTCAAGATCAACATCGATCTCGATGGTACAAATCTCGGGCACCTCGACAAGAATGCTCTGTTCTCGATTCGCCAAAGGCATCGCTGGCCAGAACGCCTCCTGAAACACCCTCAGCAGCGTGCTCTCACATGCCTCTCGCGTACCCAGAGGTCTCAGTAACCTTTGGGTGACCGTGGCAGTAAACTTCATGGCTGGGCGCCCCCCATCGCGCTTTCATCTACAGGTTCCTCATCAGGGTTAAAGTCTGGGAAAACCTCACCCATCGTCATCAGTTCGAGCTTCCTGTTCTCCCGGATGATTGTCAGAGCACGGTCGTCGGTAGGCAGGTGGATCAGATCAACAATCATACACCCGAGGTTCTCATCCATCCCCTTACGGTGGATACGATCCTCAGACTGAGTGCGATACTCAGGTTTGAAGCTATTGGACCAGTAGACTGCCATCCTGGCCTCTACCAGCGTAAGTGACATACCACCGGACTCCGGGTGGGCCACGAAAGCAACCCGGGGGTTGTTCTCCAAGTCAGCCCAGTAGTCGAGAGCTTCAGCACCGGTGACCGTTGATCCATCCGCCAGAGTCACCTGGTAGCCACGTCCGTCACAGCGGACAACCGACCAGCCTTCTTTGCGGCAGATGTTACAGCAACGATCAACGCTTCCGGTGAACCCGGCAAAGATCACCAGGCGGCCGGTCTCTTCGTTTTCTTCGAGCAGGTCTCGCAGAGCCCCCTCCTTGGGACATGGCACCTCGCGTGCATACCGCTTCATCTTGATGACTTCGCCCGTGCCCTTGCACTTCGGACACTTGACTCTCCGCTTCTCCAAGCGGGCCACCAATTCTTTTTCGAGCATGTCGATGTTGGAGAACGTGCGATTCTCTTCGCCCGGAATAAACCACTGGTCGACTTCACCACAGGCATCCTTGCAATGGTTGCAGGGAATCTTGCCATCAGGCTCTTCACGGTACTGGAAACCGTCGCTGAGTTCCCTCAGCATTGTCATGCCGGTGACGGCATTCTCAGCAGCATCAACCAGAGCTTTGGCAACGCGAAGAACAGACGCCTTCGGTTTGCAGATGACTCGGCGATAACGCTTGTCGGGCAGTGAGAGGCAGTCCTTCTTGTGCTTGATGACCACCAGCCCTTTGAGACGCTCGTACATGAAGCCGACTTCATTTTTCGAGGGCTCGAACTTGTGGAACTCTTCATCCGATTCCTCCATCTCCCCCATGAAGTTGTCCATCGTGTGGCACGGGTGCTCTTCAAACTCACCACAAACGGCACACTTGCGTTCGTCGTCTCGCCAGCCGGAGGCTTTCCAGAATGTGCCCGAGTCAAACTCTTTCTGGACCATGAAGGCCAGCCGCTGTTCCAACGCCTTCACGCTGCCTTCCCGCAGGAAGCCGGGCCAGGCAATCTCGCATTGGCTCCACCAGTCGGTTGGCCTCTTCGGACTCGGGGTTCCCGACATCTCGATGATGTAACCATCGAAGCGATGCTTCGCCCGGATACGATCCGCCAAGAGTTGGGTGGCTACCGATCGTTGGCTGCTGTATGTCTTGCAGCGGCTGGACTCATCACAGATCAAGCCTCTCGGCAACGGGCCATCCGGTGACCACTCGTCCACAACTCGTTTGAGTTTCTCGTAAGACATGAAATCGATACGAATCTTTGATTCATCGAAGCCCCAGAGTCGAAACTCTCGTTTCATGTTGGGCAGCGACCTGGCTGGGCCAACCCAATACCACCAGTCGACACCAGAGTGCTCGATCACCATCTGGGCCGCCAGAGTATTGTGGGTGACGATAAAGTCATCAGTCACATAAAGCTGATTGGCTGCCTCGACAGCGATACAGATGCACTCTTCCTCACCGATTGATTCCACTTTCACAATGGCTCGGGTGGGCTCATACTTTGTAGGCACCGTGTACTGTGAAGCCTTTCGACTCAACCAAAAAGGGACAATTGTGGACGGGAACGAAGCGTTGATTCGATAGGCCAAGCGTCCAACCCGTTTCTCACCTTTGTAGGTATAGGTAGGCCGGCTTTCACTAACATGGCATGTTCCACCAAGGGATTGCACCAGTGAGACAAAGCTGCTGCATAGGTCAGGTGAGGTGGTTGAATACTCGACTCCCGAAGTCTGAACTGCATGGCCATCGGAGTCACACAATCCTTGGAGAATCGCAATCCGATTCTCGACTGCACTAAACAGGTATTCAGTAGTAAGATGCTTTTCGTGTGATCTTAGACCCCTTAGGCCAGCTTCCTCAATGAAGCGATTGACCCCATCGTCCTTGATAATGTAGTCGTACTGTGAGTTCTTCTTTTGCTTGAGAGGGGTCAACATCATCGAATTAAGACGTTCAACGGTCTCGGTGTCCGGAATAGAGAGGATATTGGTATACCCGCTCAATCCACCATTACCAAGGATGTACCCTAAGAGGTACGGATGTACCGGCAACGGGGCCTTATGATATTCAACCGAGTTCACCATCGGGATGTAGTGTTTAGCATTGCCGTTCGCCACTCCCTTGAGCCCACGCGAAAGAATCTCCTGCAACTCCAACACTTCGCAAGACATCCCACGATGCTTCCGGCACGCCGAACGCACGTTCCACAAATGGTCCCGACTACACACAGTGGATGAGTTATCCGAAAACGTTACTCGAAACATCTCCATCCGGCCCCGGTGGTAAACGCCTTTAACCTTGGTTGTCCCACCTTCAGGGTTAATGACTTCGTCACCCACCTGAATTTCACCCAAAGTGGTCCAGCCAGTTGGAGTAGCAACCTTCGTACTAGGTAGGCCACCTTTGCCCGTGCCCATCTCGGCACCCCAGATTTGGTAGTGGTAAGTGAGGCCGGAGTCCGCCAAATCGAACTGGTGGGGCATCGGATCAGTATCGACGCCCTTCAGTTGGTATTGGCGGTACTCGTGACGAATCAGATCACGCTCGAACCACTCGTAGACATCCTCACCCATGAGGTAGCCGAGTTGGAAGTGGTTCCGTGGGCAATCCGTGACGGACCAAATTTTGTGGGGGTTCTCGTCATCGTAGCCGTGCCATCGGGAGCCAGCCATTGATTTGATCTCGTCCTTCAAAGCAAAGGCGGACTTCAGGAAGAAGATGCGACCGTCAGCAATCTCGATCTTAGCAGGGCTCCGAACCAGACTCCCGCTTTGGGTTTCGTGGATGAGTTTGATGTCAAGAACTTGAGACATGGTTATTCCTTGCCAGTGATCTTTCCCCACTTGATCTGGTGCCAGATGCGTTCGTGGAAATAGAAGAAGATGATCTTGATGATGAAGAGGGTGCTGGTGAGCTTAACGCTGGTACTGAAGCTGTGGAGATACCAGTAGGTGATGAGTATCGTGAGGAAGTAGGAGAAGCTCTCCCAACTCAACCCCTTCATCAGGGACCTCTGTGCTCGGCTGGTGTTTTTCATAGGCGACCCCTGTGGTCTTCCAGTAGGAAGGTAGCCCCAGACTCCTTCCGTTCGCAGTCTTTCCAAACACTCAGGTTGACAGCCTCAAAGAGACTGAGAATATGGTTGAAGAGGGCGCGAACCATCGAATCAACAGAAAACTGGCAACCGGAGATAACGGCGACCCGCCACTGAGCCAGGGTGCCAGTGACCACGGCGATCTGGACACCACGCACGATCGTGTTGGCGATCACGAACGGCATCCCGGAACAGTATTCCAGGATATCCTGCATGTCTCGATTGTTGGCTCCAACCAGTATGCTGAAGGACACATGCGTCATCAGATGTGGTGGTAAACCGACCGGCGCATTCTGGTCCTTCATGGCTGCCAGGCAGGACATGAACTTCTCAGCATCGTGCAATTGGATACCACTCGCGTCCGACGCCGCGCTCGGGCTGTACCCGAGTGCCTGGTCAGCGAGATCAAGAAACGTCGACCAATCGACTGCTGGTTGTTGGATTAGGATTGCGCTTGGATTCATGGTTGTTCACTCGTCAGTCACAGGTACTAAGCCCCTGAGCAGGCCTCCAAAGAAAAAGGCCGACAGTGGCGTCGAGCCACTGCCGGCCCAGTCGGATGCTCGCGTTGACTAGGATTGAACTTACGGGCCGATCAATGTCTGGATCGCTTGCACGATCCGATCGGAGTAAGTGCTTCCACTGATGAGCCCACCCAAAGCCAGGGCGATCACGTAAGTCCACTTGGACTTCAAGACAAACGAAATGATCTTCATCGGATTACCTCAGGTTGAATGAAAACGACCTGCTCCCAGCGTCCCCTTCATCTGTGAGTCCTTTTGCCGTCGCACAAGGGAATACAAACAGATTGAGACCAAGGCACACCTACGCTGGGTTCCCTTGGACAGGACTCGCCCTAGAAACTAATCCAGCAGGTCGATGCATTTGTGTTGCCCTCTATCTAGACTTAGACAAGAAACGCCCCGTTTTGTCGGGGAACTTCAGAAAAAGGGCAAAAAGTTGCTCAGCGGGCTCGGCGCTTGCCGGCTTCCTTCTCCGGAACCTTCTCAACGCCGTCCGCTGGAGGATTGATGAACCGCTCGATTTCCTTGACAATCACGGCCATCTCGGGCAAGGCCTTGAATGGCGTCGAGCACTTCAGGACCACCGGGACGTGCCAGGAGAAATGCTTCCGTTCGACCAGCTTGGTCTTCATGGTGAAGGGCAGCGGGGCGTGCGGCTCCGTGTCGGCGGCCAGCTTCCTGGCGACGATGTCCTGTGCGGTCAGCGGCAGGTAGGGGTAGATTTTTTTGGCTTCGGAGCGGGTGCTCTTGGTGCCACAGAAATACTCCAGGAGGCGGCCGGACGACCGCTCCAGGACGAGGAAGCTCGGGCCATACATGCAACCGGAGTCCTGGCCCGCTGATGCATCGGCGATCCGTTTGAACTCATCCGACTCCATGTCGTAGTTACCGATGATGGCGTCCTTGTCGCTCATATCGAGGGCCTTGGGCCGTCGAGCGAGCACCAAGCAATCGATGCTCACACCGAGATCGATGATGTCTTCATCACTCTCAGGGATTCCCCAGTGGCCGGGCTTGATGAGGCCCTTGTTGATCGCACCACCCTTGGAGAAAAGCTGGAGGCGGCCAAGGAACTCGTTGCCCTGGGACAGTTCACCGTATGCTTTGTCGTCACCACGTTGGGTAGCGGGAAGCTGGGTGAAATCAACAGGGACGAGCGCAGTTTCTTTCGACATACTTACACACCTTGAAACAAGAGAATAGAATTGGAAAAGAGACGAGTGTGAACTCAGGATTCCCACTTCTGACGGGCTCGTGCCCGCGCAGCGTGTTCCTGTTCTTCCACACTTTGGCGGTCGAGGTGCAATGCCCATCGAAGGGCCGCCATCCATCCATCTACTGGCGTTTTGCAGTTCTCGGCGGCGACAAGTAGAGGACCATCCGTTTGAGTCCGGAATTCGTCCTGGACTTCCTTGAGAGATCGCAGATAGACTTGTGGTTCAAAGTCGTCCGTGAAGAAGGCATCCAGCTTTCCTTGCCGGACGGCCTCCATGTACTGTTTGATCACACTAGCTGCGAGAGCATGGAACGCTTTTGCTGGTGCCGTCTTCGCTTGTTCAACATGGTGCTTGCGAAGATGGGATGGAATCTTTGACAGCATGTAAGCGTTCTGGAGACAGATTTCCCCACGATCGACCATCTTCTGTTGGGCAGGGTTCAGATTCAGCAAACCCAGTTGTTGGCGCACCCAAGCAGGACACTTCGAGATCATCACAGCGACCTGCGACATGGTGATCCCAGGATGCGCCTTCTGAATCCTCTTCAACTGCCGTGCGAAATCACACGGCTTGGTCTCCGGACGAATCGCATTCGCCTGGATTTGCAGGCTCAGGACATCTTCATCCGTGATGCCGTGCTTGACGATCGTGGGTATGGTGGCCAACCCGATTTCCTTGGCGCATGACCACCTCCACATGCCGTCGATGATCTCGAATGTGCCGGGACGGCGTTTACACGGTCTGGCCGCGATCGAGGCAAGAAATCCTTTCGCCGCGATCGAGTCCTTCATCTCCGCGAACTCGACTGAATGCCGGTCCACCGGCCTCAGTAGAACCCAGGGCTTCACGAGTTGGTCGATTGGTAGTCTGCGAAGTTCGTCATCCATCTCGCTGTCATGTGGGCTCTTTCATACCGCGTACATTCATACAGTACAAACGAGAGCCACAAAATGCGCCCCCACAAAATAAATTTCTCGGAATTCTGATTGTGAGGAATTTAATGGGGCCATCCGAAATGGATACTTCGATACTTCCTGCCTCTAAACCATGATATGCATTGGGGTTATGGCAAAACTTCTGTCCATTTCCGGAAGTAACCTAAGAATCTTTTCCGAGGCGCATTTTGTGGCTCGCGTTTGTACTGTATGAATAGTACGTCAATTTTCGCGAAGGAGAATCCATGCCAACGAAGTTCATTACCAAAGCCCTCGTGGACTTCCTGAAGGGGCGCCGAGGCGAACATCCTGGCCAAGACCTTCTTGACCGCTTTCTGGAGCACGGCACAGACCTGGAGACCCAGATCAACGTGGCGGCTGGCAACAGCGAGCCGGTGGCCGGGAAGCGGGCCACCTGGGACACCGGCACGTATCAGTATTGGAACCTGCGAATCCCGAAGAACGCCTATGATGAGCCCGAGTTCAAGGACTACAAGCTGTCCTGGCCCCTGGAGCTTCACGCTGAAGGGATCGGGACCACGGGTTGGCATTGGCGGAACAGAGTCAGCCTGTGGGTAGGCTTCGACTTCGACGCCATTACGGGCCATGCCAGAGGTGTTGGGATCACCGATGAGAAGCTCGCAGAGGTCCAGAGAGCGGCCGAAGACCTGCCCTACACCGAAGTGCGGCGATCCACCGGAGGCAAGGGAATCCACCTCTATGTCCTCCTGGACAGCATTCCCACGGCGAATCACACGGAGCATGCCGCCCTTGCCCGCTGCGTCCTGGGGATGATGACTCAGGAGACCGGCTTCGACTTCTCCCGGCAGATCGACTGCTGCGGATCGATCATGTGGTTCTGGCACCGCAAGTTGACCCAGGAGAATAAAGGTCTCGCCCTCCTGAAGCCGGCTGAGAAGATTCTCACGGTCGATGATCTCCCTGCCAACTGGAAGGACCACGTCGAAGTGGTCAGCCGGCGTCGGACCAAGGTGCGTGTAAACGGCCTCGATGATATCGAGCAAGACCCGTTCGATCAACTGGCGTCTGCGAGGCCGGTCATCAACTTGGACGAGACCCACAAGGACACCATCGACTGGTTGGCCCAGAGTGGCTTCTCCACGGTGTGGATTCAGGATCACCACTTGCTCCAGACCCACACCTGTGCCTTTCAGATGCTGACCCTGGATGAGGATGCCCGTGTCAAGCTCGGTCTGAAGGGTTTCTTCATCACCAACTCCCGTGGCTCGAACCCATCGGAACCCAACTGCTTCGCGTTCCCCCTGCGGAACGGAGCCTGGAAAGTCTACCGCTTCGGTCAGGGGATCAATGAGGACGCCACCTGGCAGCAGGATGGTGAGGGATGGACGACCTGCCTGTTCAACCACGACCCCGACTTCGTCACGGCGTCTCGCGCCAAGGGTGGTGCCGAACTGGCCGACAACAAGGGCTACCAGTTTGACAAAGCCAAGTACGCCATTGAGGTTGCCCGGACGTTGGGCAGCCCTGACATTGCCCTTGACGAGAAGTTCCTTTTTCGCGAGGCGGTCCTTCGCCCAAGCAAAGACGGCCGCCTAGTCATGCGGATGAGTCAGGAGAAGGAAGACCCGAAACCGGGCGAAGGTTGGGCGAAGGTTCGTGGTGGCTACTGGGAAAGAGTGTTTGACGTGAAAACGGAAAAGAACGAGGACGACCTTAGTGGGGCCGAGTATGATGATCGTCTTCGACGGCTGAACACCTCCACTGGAGACACAGCGGGTTGGTTCATTGAGGATACCGGCGAGAACTGGGGACGATGCACGGCGTCCGACTGCAAGATGTGGCTCCAGCAGCATGGCCACCCCAAAGGTGAAGCAGAAGTGATCCTCGGGAGATGCATCGACAGACCATGGAGGTTGATCAATCACCCGTTCAGTGATGAGTACCCCGGTAACCGCCAGTGGAATTACAACTGCCCGCAGTACGCCCACGAGACAGCAACCCTGGCAAGTGATGAACACCCACATCACCCCCATTGGGACCTGCTCCTACACCACTGTTTTCGTGACCTGGACCATGAAATCAACGGTCTCAAGTGGGCACAAGAGGCCAACATCCGCACCGGCGCAGAGTACGGCCTTGCATGGATTGCCTGTTGCTTCCGTGATCCATTCGAGCCGCTTCCGTTCCTCTTCTTCTTTGGCAACCAAGACTGTGGCAAGTCGATCTTCCACGAAGCCTTGGCTTCCCTGACCACCGGTGGTGTCGTCTCCGCTGAGAGGTCGCTAACAAACCAGAGTGGCTTCAATGGGGAACTGGCCAATGCAGTGGTCGCCTACATCGAAGAGTCCGACATCGCTCGTAGCCCGTATGCCTATCCCAGAATGAAGGAATGGACTACGGCGAAGACCCTCTGGATTCGCCGGATGCGAACGGACGCCTACCCCCAGCCGAATACGTTACACATGATGATGATGGCAAACGACCAGAAGAACTGCCCGGTCTTCCCGGGCGACACACGAATCACCGTCATCGAAGTCCCCGATCTCCAACCTGACCAGGAAATACCAAAGTCCATCTTGATGAAGGCACTTGAAGCCGAGGGGCCTCACTTCATGCATACGTTGCACAATTTGGAGCTTCCAAAAGTGCAAGGACGTTTACGACTGCCTGTGGTTGACACCATCAAAAAGCAGCAGTCAGAGGATATGCAACGCACGCAACTGGAGAGTTTTGTCCGGGATCAATGCCACTCGGCCCCCGGCGTGAAGATTCTCTTTGCCGAGTTCTACGAGAAGTTCATTGAGTGGTTGGACCCCGAGGAACGGTATCAGTGGAGCAAGATCAAAGTCTCGCGTGGGATGCCTTCGGACACACCGGTAGGGGCCTCCACTGACAACAAACGTTTCGTCGGCAATATCTCATGGACTTCGGTAGAGGACGAAACTGGATCGCCGTACATCTGTGTCAACGGTCGACTTCGCATCAAAGATTAGCATCAACAATTTGCACCTGGAGTAACACATGCATCCTCTCATCATTGGTCTTGGCCACTATAGCCGTACCGGAAAAGACACTTTCGCCAACGCCCTCATCGACACCCTTCAGGAGATGGCACCGAAGCTCAGGGTGGGCCGTAAGGGCTTCGCCTCAAAGCTGAAGGAGATCACCCACGATCTCTATGGTTGGGCTGGTGTCCAAGACGAAGCCTACTACAACGTCCCCGCCAACGAGCATGAACGTGATGTGAAGCTGCCCGCCCTCGATATGACACCTATAGAGGTCTGGGTTCAATTCGGGACGCCCGCTGTCCGCGAGCAGGTCTATGATCTCACTTGGGTCGATTACCTGTTGAAGACAGACCACGGGTTGGACGTGATCGTGATCTCGGATGTCCGCTTCCCGAACGAGATAAAGGCCATCCAGGATACCGGCGGCCACTTGATCAAGATCGTCCGTGACGGGTATGGCCCGAAGATGACCGTTGCCGACTTGGCGTTGATCTACCACACCGACTGGGACAACGTGATTGGTGATCTTCCGACCCCTGTGACTTGTAGCGGCATCGAGAATCTTCGCCAATGGGCTGCCAGGTATGCGGCGCACATCATAAAGACATCCCCACCGCGAGTTACCGGACTGAATATCTACCGGGCGCCAGGCAGCTTGGATGCCCTCAAACGGTCCCAGCAAGAAATCAATGAAGCCCTGGCAGTCCAACGGATGCCAAGTCACAAGGAAGTCCTGGCCGTCTACAAAGCCGCCGGTCTCAAGTTCGAGGAGTAACACTGTGCGCACATACAATGGGCTGGTCCACCTCAATGGTAATCTGATGGTTGCCATCGACTTTGAGACAACCGGCGACACGGCGGGTTATCACGAAATCATCCAGATTGGCGTTGTGCCTCTGGATGCTGATCTCCACCCAAACAAGGAGCTTCGGCCATTCTATCACAACATCGCGCCGAAGTATCCGGAGCGGGCCAACAGGGAAGCCTTGGTTATCCACGGGCTCAACCTGGCTGACTTGATGCTCAACGCACCTTCCAACGAGAAGGTCGCCGATCTTCTGGTGGAATGGTTCGAGGCACTCGACCTACCGGTTGGTAAGAAGCTCACACCAATGGCCCACAACTGGGCTTTCGAGTCTTCCTTTGGCAAAGCCTGGTTGGGCACCAAGTTGTTCGACCACATCTTCCACTTCCATCCACGAGACAGTATGACCTTCGCTTTGAGTCTCAAGGATAAAGCAGCCTTCGCGGGCGAACCCGCCCCGTTCAACTATGTGGGTCTCAAGTATCTCTGTAAACATTTCGGGATCGTCAACGAGACTCCACACGATGCCCTGTCTGACGCCTTGGCAGAGGCAGAAGTGTATCGTGCATTAGTCCATGTCGACTTGTTCTAAGAGGAGAACACTTTGTCCGAATACTACGACCCAGACAAACCGTTCTCTATCGAGGATTGGAACTCGCTCATTCAGGACGTGAATGAGATTCTCCAGGGTCCCCCTGTGGGAGCCAGCAATTGTCCGCCGATTGATCCGATCGACGAAGTTACGGACCCACACCTATGGTCCGTCAATGATGTCACGGAGATGCGGGACAAGCTCAAAGAGACTTGCCCGGACATCAGTTTCTTGGAGGAACTCGTGCTCTGGAAGCAAGCGATCATTGATGAGATCAATGACCAGATGGATGATGCCTGGTGTGATTGCGAAACGGAGCCGGACGAGGAGGATCAGATGGTCTGCATCTTCAGTCACACAGCAGTCAACGCTGCGGAATCCGAGGGCAAATCCACCGGGGTCTACTCGAAGGACCCATGTGCCATCTGTATTGGTATGGATTGCCACGAGGTAGAATACCGTGGAGCCTACTACCCCACGCCGAGCGGCAACAACGATCCGAAGTACAACCTCATCTGTGACACTTGGGATTCGGCGCATGCGGACATCGGCAACCTCCTCACCTTCTTCAACAAGTTGCCGGCCATCGGCAAAGGCATGGAAAACTACCAAGCCATTGTTGACAGCGAAGTAGCACAGGTCGACACCCTCATTGCTCAATGGAAATCACAATGCCAGGGTGTAACCCCCGAGCCGCTTGAGTGCCAGTCCATCAAGTTCCAAATCTGCACACACGGGCAGAGAGCAAGAGAGTACCAGGACAAGGTAGAAGAGCGGGTCGAGACATTCAACCTCTGGTATAACCAAGGCCTCCCCCTGATCGCAAGTGCGAACGCTGCCGCCGCACAGAACAGTGCAGCAGTGTTGGGCTTGTATGGTCGCTACCCCGCTGATCACAACATCTTCGCCGAGTGCTACAGCGAAGCCCTACCTGAATGGCCATGGTATGACTGGTGGGACCCTTCCACGATGGACAAGCTCGGCGATAAGTGGGACTGGACTTTGAACCAGTGCAGTGATACTTCGGATGGTGTGTTGCCGGCGGCTGATGTGTACCGGATCAATTCCAGGTATGGCAGCATATCTGATAGGAAAGGAGTCCGCATCGCTCCCGATGGTACTTGGTACGTTGGAGGAATGACAGCCAAAGTCAACAACAGGAGCTACAGCCAGACCTATTCCGAGCGGCGAAACCGTTGGCGTTGTGAGTCCCTCATCGGTGGTGCCTGCGAGCCAATCCCAGGTAATTGTAAATACGACGAGTGGCCTGACTTCTCCGTCATCTGGTGGAGCCAAGGCTGGCCGAGCGAAGGAAGTTGCGTCGGTAGCTGCACCGGTTTTGGCTGTTGGATTTGGTCGCCGCTCCCGGAGCCCGACTGGGTCGCACTTGGATCGGACGAATTCCACCTTCACACAAAGAAGAAGGGTGGAATGAGAGACAACTCAGAGAAGCGAGACAAGTGGCTCGACGAACACAGTAAATGGCTTGATTACCACGGGGTGTATAATGACCGACATGAAGCATATTGCTGATCTGCCACCATGTGGGCGTCGGTGGCCCATGCAGAGTCTGGATGGCGTCCAAATCTGGTGCCGGGCGCCCACGAGGCCACGAACGGTCACAGATGCCCAAGCCATCAAAGAACCCGCGAAGTGGTTCGGCAAACGGCAGGTCACATGCAAGACTTGCCAGGGCTGCACGGAGCAAGAACCAGTGAAGGCCCCTCAACCGAGCTTTCAAGTCAACACGGTGGGCCATCCAGTTGGTGACCGGATGCCCCTTCCTGAGCCCACAAGGCCCTCTCCAGGGCATCCCAAGATTCTGGGTGATGGCACAATCATCTACCAGAAAGTCGACTGGGAGCCGCCGCCGGTCCCCGTGGGCTATCGCAGGCTATCGGATGACTTGAAGAGTCCGGACGCTTGGACTCTGGTCCGAAAAGAACCCCTGTGTAAACACTGTGAACTCAAGCGGATCAAACGGCCAAGCTGTGATTGCATGCGGGTCATCCCGACCTGCACGTTCAATGGCAAGTCGAAGAACATCGAACTGGACCAGTGTGTCACATGCCAGAACAACCGCTGACACACGCCCGCCCACGAATCTTCAAAGACGGCGTGATTGCCTACCCAAAGCGGGGATGGGAACCTCCCCTGGCGCCCGCTGGCTACAAGCGGAAGAGCGACAACCTAAAGTCACCGGATGCATGGGTGTTCCTCCCAATCCTGGATGCCTGTGGGCACCGGACACAGAGTATCACCTATTCAGCATGCGGGGCTGCCAAAATCACGTATCACTGTGACCTGCACGGCACAGTTCAACCACCTCAGTGTCAGAGTTGCCCGGAGAAGACTTGATGGCTTGTAAAGACTGCCCAGAACAGACACCAAGTGGCATCCCTGATGTTATCGCTCCCGAGGGGCTGGCATCAATCGGATGGGTCGTGTACACCGGGGGCCCGCCTGAACTGCATCTCGCGATGATGCAACACACCCTGCCGGCTGATTATCAGAAGGGGCAATTCCTACCGGATGGGTCCATTCAATACGAAAAAAGGCCCGACGACTGGGAGCCGCCGGGCCCTATTGAGGGGTACGAACGCGATACAGAAGATGCATGGCTCTTCCGACCGCTATGGAAATCGTGCCGAATGCGACTGTACAGCACGGTAGTCAAGGAGGCTTGTGAGTGCATCCAGGTGGTTGCGATATGTAGCGACCCCGAATCCGAACTCGACGAGCATGGAAAAATCCCATTCGAGGTGTGCGAAGACTGCCCGAGGCGGGAACCGATCCCGGTACGCATTACCCCAAAACGAACGCCGTTACCGGAGCCGTTTAGATCACCGGAATCTGTTCCATCCGGAGCGGCTCAACCGCCTCAATCGTAATCGAGGAAATCGTCGCCGCGATGGCGGATGTGGGGTTGTCCACCATTATTCGACGTTCTGTTAATCCTGGCGAAGAAGACCACGCTCCTTCATATCGGGCCAGCACTTGTCCATCAGATGCTCGTAGATTTGGGCGTACCAGACGCCCCATGTTGCTCCATGCTCCCGCTTCGGACTATCGTCCGTCCAATTGGCTTCCCACTCCATTGCGTGAGCCCACTCATGTATGAGACAGTCTTGCTTGACCTTCCATACATTCGTGCTGCCAATGGTGATGATGATCTTCACCATCCGCCCCAATTTCATCACGCCGAGGCAGTCGGCATAGACACCCTTTATGGGTCTTGTTCGGACTTCGACTGGGACACCTGGTGAAAAATTCTTCTTCAACTGGTGAATCATGTATTGCCAAAACCGTTTCTGGCGTTTGCTCAGCCTCATAGATGTCTCCCAAGAAACGAAACACCCCACCTGGCAGATGCCGGGTGGGGTGTTTTCATTCACACCCTCAGAAATGTGCCTAGCTTGGGCCCTTCAAGAACGCCGTGCCGGCACCCCATTCACCACCGTCGTCATCGAAGCGGTAGTCAAAGACTTCACCCTCCGGATGGTCATCGTCTCCGTACTTAGCCTTCTTGGTATCAATAACGAGTTTTCCATCCGCATTGATCTTCTTGTAGATCGTGTCCAGGGTGGACACCACTCCTTCGTTATCCGAGTCGACGATTGCCGTCTTACGGATGTCGATCTCCAAAGTGGCCCCGCCATAGTCCATCAAGGGCGGCGGGTCAATCGGGTCCACATAGTTGAGCGTCAAGTCGGGATTAGGATTCTTCACGACTGTCAACTCGGCGTAAGTCTCAGGGTGGATGACTTGCTGAGCCTCAAAATCAACATCAGTCGGGGTATTGTCCCCATAGTCCGCATGGCCGCTGAATACCACGTTGGGTCCTCCGACCCAGACTACACCATCACCCCAGTCCTCAAGATTCGTGAAGCCAACGGGCAGTTCGCCGGTGGCACCCGCCCCGATTCCATCGCCGCCAGCGAAACCAGCCTCCCGTTCAGCGGCTGTTGGAAATGTTGCCGAAATGCTAATTGCCGCCGGCCAAAAGAATTGATACTCCGTCATCTCGCCCGACCTGACAGGCGTCAGGCAAACAAAATCAATCGTGCGATCATTCGAGTTGTAAACAGCCTCTTCAACGATCGCCTTCACGGAGCCCGTTGACACGTAGTCCTGGCTACCAAAGTCCAGCGTTACGGTGTCGAACGTCTCCAGGTTGAGCTTCGTAAGATACGTCTTGAAACGGACCTTCTTCCAGGTGTTACTCTTGCGGATCAACCAGAACGTGGCCACCTTGAGAACGATGTCGGGCTGATTGTAGCAGTAGATGTCGAACATCTCCTGCTGGGTGCCGTACTTACCAACGTTGTGCCGCAGAATGATCTTGTTTGGATCATCCTCTGCCCAACTGATGCGCCACTCGACAATCATCTTCGTGACCAGGTCTTCCGTGGAAGTCATTTCGAGCGCGACCCCCGCTTCAGCATCCAGGTCAGTCACGGTGATAGTTTCATCGCTCGTAGGCTCTTCTGGCAGGTACTTGATGTAGAACTTGCCGTTCGAGAGCCACAAGGCACACCGAGCCTGGAAGGCGATCTCCTGGAGCACCTCCAGGGTGTTCTTCCGATCGAGGATTGGAAAATTCATCGGGAACGGATCGAGCTTCGATCGAATAGCCGTGAAGCTCGTCGTATCATATTCCAGGTCCGTGTAGTTGTCGATGAGATACTCAAGGATGTCACAAGTGTGGGGGCCAACATCAGACTGGTACGTCACGTAGATGTCGTCACTCCAACCCTGGTCCTCGTAGGAACTCAGCGGCTTCACCGTTACGATCTGAGTTGCCGTAATCGGGCCATAGTCCTTCGTCTCCGCCCACCAGAGATCGCTTGGAACATTGACCAGACGCCGCTCGCCACCCTCAAACGTCTTGTAGGCTTTGACAGCCAATACCGTCCCGGGAATGATAGATGCGACATAGGTGATGTTCTCGGCACTGTAAATGGTAACCCGGCTGCCGGAATCAATCCACAAGTGTTCGGCGACCGAATTGATGTTGGGTCGCGACTGGTGTGAGATCGTGGATATGAGATACCCATGGAAACGACACCGGCAGTTATCACTGAGGAATTGATTCCCTAAGCCACAGGGGACATCCATCGAAAAGTCAAAGGATTGGCCTTGGCCCGGGACATCACAAAGGTGATCCAGTGATGCATTGTACTTTTCCTCCGCTTTGGCTTCCTTGTCTTCATTCACGATACTGGAGTAGTGGAAGTTGTCCCCCGAGAAGTACCCAATGAGAATCGACCCACTGATTTGCACACTGATGGTTTTATTCTGTGGGAAATCTTCGCCGCCGAGGATACGGACGGGATTACAACCACCATCTTTGGCATTGTCGATCGTCAATTGGCGCTGGGCTGTCGCACAGGATTCTTGGGCTGCTTTCTGACTCTGTGATTGGCTGATCTGGCTATTGATCACATTGATCTGGTCAAGACACTGATTGGCTTTAGCCGTATACTCATTCATCTTGTATGGCCACTTGAATGCCGCCCGCTGGAACGCATCGAGTGCGCACCACAACATGCTCTTCTGTATGCTTTGCATTCCCATGTTTAGACCCCAAGAGGGATCGGCCCCACCAAGAGGGACAGCATTATGGTACTCTTCACCAATGACGCTGCCGATTGGACAGAGTGTGGTTCCAGAGACAGCCTGGTTGAACTGTAAGGCAGGCACGTCTTGGACCGTCCCGAAAATCATCGGCCAGGCTTTGCCAATCAAGTCTTTGGGAATCCACCGAAAGTCGCCTTCCTCGGCCGAGAAACCTATTTCCTTGTCTTCGAGTTGCGAGAGGATCGTGAAGCCGATGCTTCGGTCTCGCTCATTCCAGGTGATTGGGGAACTGATTTTTCCGGCGAAGAGCATGAATCGGTCATCAAGGTCCAACCCTTCAAACCACTGATAAACACGGATGCTGCGTTTGTGAATGTCGTTGGCGTCGAGGATTGCTTTGATTGTTCCATCGGTGTCATCCAGGGTTATGTCGAGTTCTTGAGAGCTATCGCTGTCCGAAACATTGATCACATTGTCAAGATCACCCAAATCGTGAATCTTGCCGGGGATTGATCCCACCGTCCGGTCTGCGTAGAGTGCTGGCGCCCCGTCTTCAAGCCAGTCAATCTCAACAATCGTCACTGGCTCGGTGCCGAGCTTCGTGGCGATCTTGTTGAGAGCATCGACATTCAGGGTTCTCATGTGATCTCCTCCCCCTCAAATTCAAGAGTGATCCGTTGTCGTTCCCCACGGGGCATCGGAGCGATCGCCGGGGCCGACCGGCGATCGATTTCAAACTCAAAAGGGTTGTTCATAAAGTTGCCAATCCACTTCCGTCCATTGTGGTCGGTCACCAGAATCTTGGAGGCAAAGTACGACTGGATAAACGCCCTCAACTCCAGACCCTTGTTTCGCGACAGCCCGAAGGTCCACTGGAGCTTCCGGCGACCCTTCCGTTTCACATAGGTGTAGAGCGTACCATCCATTGCACGCTTTATGGCGACCTCGACCGCTAGATTCTC